GGGATCGGCATGCAGAGGATGCACCAAGTTCTCCTCGGTTACTAGCACATGGCGACCCTCATAGGTCGAGGAGATTTCCTCCCCCTCACGGCCGTAAGCATTGTAGTATGGTTCTACCTCGCTCTGTCTGTATGGCGGCCCACCGTTACCGTCGCCCATGTGCCACCTCCCTCTGCCGAGTCCGATAATCCACCAAGGCCTTACGCCGATCTGGATACAGACACGCGTCCAAAGTGCACTCCCGATCCTTCAGGTTTGCACACCGTATGGCCCGGCAATACTGTGACTGTCCCCCACGAAGTTTCATGGCCTACCTCCCCATGATGGCTAGGTCCAGTTGGGCCTCCGAGTATTCGGGGTGCATCCGCTTGAACGCCTCCCGCAGCGCCTTCCGCGTGGCTTCGTCGTCCGGCTTCGTGGTCCCCATGCCCTTGACCTTGCCAGACTCGGAGAGCTTGGCGATGTAGGCGGCTTCGGCCTTGATAGCGGCCTCCAGGCCCTCAGCCCCGACGGCGTCCTTGAATGCCTCCAGGATGTGCGCCTTCGCTGCATCCGGAAGGTCCGTCTTGGACACAGTCTCTCTGATGGTTACCTGGGCTGCGGCCTTCGCCTGGGCCTTCTCGGACTCGGCGAGTTTCGCCTTGGCCTCGTCGCGCTCGGTTGTAAGCGTGGCCACCTGGCCCTCCAAGCCCTTGATCTTCTCTTCCGTTTCCGCCATTTTCTTTACCTCCGTCAGCAGTTTGGTTCTGGTCTCCAACACTATCTGTTCGACAAGGTCTGGGCGCCTTTCTCTCAAGGCGTCGAGACCTATCACATCAGCGTCGTACTCCGGCACGCCGGCCTCGTACATGGTGACCATGCCGCCGGCCCCCGGTTCGGTCACGAAGTCTACGGACCGCGCTCTCACCAGCCGCTCAATAACCTCGGTCTTCTGGCCATCGATAACGCCCTTGCTCGCCGTGCCGACCGAGTTGATCGAGACGCCCATCTCCGACAGCATCTTCTTGTCGCGCAGAGCCGCCAGCTTCGCCTGAAGCCAAGGCTCCACTATCAGGGCCTCGCCGATAACCGAGCCATCCTTGGCCACGCGGACATTCTTTAGAGTCGCTACCCAGTCCTTGATGCTACGTTCTGGACGGGCCCTATCCTCCTCCGCGGTCGGGTGGTCGGCGTACATCTTGACGCCCTCGAATATCCCGAAGTCCCGGGCCAGGACCTCCTTCGGATAGTACCTGTCTTTCGTGGCATTGAAGCCCGGCCGGATCACCGTGATGGTGGCTATCCCCTTGGTGGAATCCACCTGGGCCTCGGCAAGGGTTGTGCGGTCCGCCAGGACTCTGCGTGTTTCCGCTTCCTTGACCCAGCGGGGAATATCATCGTCCGGCACATCAAGAGCGCGGTACTCAGCCCGTATCGTCCGCTTGACAGAGGCCAGGAGATCAATGGGTATCTCCACCTTCTGTCCACGAAGGCCGCCGGGGGACAGGGCCGCAGACGCGGCGCCGAGTTGCTTTCGAGTGACCTTCTGTTGTGGGTTCTCCCACATTCTGAGTTTCCAGTCCGAAGGTTTCTCCGGGTCCGGCACGTAGGCGTAGGCGCTCGCCGGGTACTCTTGGCCACCATCGACCTTAACCAGGACTTGCTCCGTTAGCCATCTCATAGCGGCCTGGCCAGCAGCAAGAGCTGATTCAACCGCTTTCCCATCGGGTGACTTTGCAGCCAGGACTTCCTGCATCGAGCTGAGGGCCTTCTGGACGCGGCTGTCATGCGAGCCGCCCGCCCGTTGCCCAGCTTCACGCACGAGATCAGGAAGGAGACGCCCAGCAGACTCAACCGGTGTGTAGACGCGCTTGGCCTGCACCTCTTGGGCCTCGCCGAAGACTACATTGCCATCGGATATGGCGTACGACATCTGATAGCATTTATCAGCTATGCCGAACACCAGTCGGTCATCCCAGATTTCCTGCACGTAAGGCGTTTGGCCCAACGGAGAAGCTGGATGCTGAGTAGAAAGGGCAGACTGGAGTGCCGTCCTCCGCTCCTCGTCGCTCAAGCTGGCAACCGGAACGGCAACTGCTTCCTTCGCAACCCACTCGCCGGTTTCCTCGTCCTTCTGGTACTTGGTCTTGACCGCTGCCCAGGCAGTCTGATTGGCCTTAGCCTCATCGCCCTTGTACTGCTCAAAGGCAGCGTTAAAGGCGCTGACAAAAATCTCCTGAGCGTGCTTGGGCAGGCCCTTCACGGCTTCGGGTGGATTGTCCATTGTATATGGCATCTCTACCTCCAAAAACAAAAGAACCGACGATCCTCGCCGTCGGTTCCTCCGTTGGGCATCCGCCTGTCAAGTCAGGGGCATTATAACACATCAACCCCCATATTTCAGAATCCAGTGCTTAGGATCTCCACAGGGACAAGGGACAGAAGCTTCAGGGATGTCACCAGGAGTAGCGTATTCAACATGGCCCCCGCAGGGCATGTCAATGCACAGGTAAACATCGGGGTTTCTCCTGATTCGCCCGTCCAGGAAATCCACCAATTTCTGCTTGGCGACTGACCAACCGTTTGCCAAAGCCCTGCCTTCCAACTCCGGAGTCGGATAAGAAACCGAAACCTAACAGCTACAGATCTGAGTTATTTGCACATCCAATGCTATCCCCGAGGCGGTAATTTGTTCTGCCATAAGGTTCTTCCTTTTAGACCCCCCCTCAGGGGGCAGTATGAGAGAGTCTTTCCCAGCTTCCAGCTCCAGTAGCCAGGGCTTATCATCATGCTCCCGCTGAATCACAAGTGAAACGCTAGAACGAAGACCTGGCCTAATGTGGTCAAGCAGCTTCTCTAATGGCAGGCCATTGAAACAACCCATCCAAACAGCTTCTACGAATGGACGGCCGCCCCCTGCATATTGATTGACTTGTTTAAACTCTCCGAGGAAATATCCCCTGTCGCTTAACCAGTGATTTGCCTCTGCCATTACATCATCGACCCCCTGTCCTCGTGGTCCGATCACTAGTATTCTAGTCAGTACACTCATAGGGTTCCTCCCTTAGTCTGCCTTGTCCGTCGTCTCCGCTGTTATTAGGCCCAACTTACCTTCCCGGATTGTAACTTTAACCGAGCCATATTGCAAGAATCGGCCCCAGTCTATCTGGCACAATATCCGTTTCAGTGCCAGGGGGACACAGATCTGCTCAGATAATTCTACTTCTTTTGCCATTATGACAGCATCACCGGCGCCAGGGCGCAGACGCAGGCCGGATGGGCAGGGGGGCGCTGGTCGCCGCTAGGGAACTCTTCGTTGATCCCGATAGCACCTGCATCCCCATTCTCTCGGCAGATGTCGCACGGATCAGAGGCAACCACCCACTCCTTCCCCGTGACGCCAAGGTCCTTGGATCTGTCCATGAAACTCTGTTCGAGGGCATCCGCCGTCTCGGTCCGGGCTATAAGTTCGCTGCGGTCCCTTGTCATCGCGGAGAACTCCCGCCGGATGTCTCGCGCCAGGCCGTCTACACCCGCCTTGCGCTCTATGGCATCGGCCACCACTTGGGCCAGCCGGTTCTTGGTCTCCTGGTCCATCCGGGTGACCAACTGAGCGCAGTGCTTGTTGGCATAGTCAATGGCCTGCTGCATAGGGGGCCCTTCGAAGAAAATCGGGCGGTCCGTGGTGACCGTCCTGCCCCACTCGACCATCTGGGCCGAGCCACGGAGATAGGCCAGCACCAGCCGTCCGGTAACGTTGGCCTGAATCTGGCCCTTGAACACGCTCAGAAGCGGGTCAAGCATGCCGTCAACCTCGTCCGGTAGCAAGCTCACCTCTGGGCCTCGCATTCGCGTTGCAACTTGTACGCCTCTCTCTCCAGCGGATGCCGGTCAATGGGCCTGCCTATCCACAGCACGGCCAGGACCAGATAGGCCACGTACCAGGGCACCACGCCCCACCTGAGGGCCTGGCGCCAGTGGTAATGCTCGTGCAACTGGATACACCTGTTGCCGTACACATCGGCCCGGTACAGGATGACCGGCCATAGGGTTATGGCGCGTATGCCACCAGGAAGCCAGGGGACTTTCAGTTCCATCATATTTTCTGTTCAGCCTTTTCCTCGCGCCTGCGCTCAGCCCTATTCGGCTCTTCCTCAGTGGCCCCCACCACAGGCGCTTTGAGCACTGCGGCGTTTACGCCGAGGACCTTCACGCCCCAGACGTCTATCTGCTTTAGAAGCCACTCATGGGGATGCTTCTCTAGTTCCAACCGTCCATCCAGAATTACTCCGGCGGCCCTGTGAATGTCGATGGCGCAGGCGGAGTCCTCTATCGTCATCTCTTTCGCCGCCGAAGTGCCGCCAGCCCGGGTCTGGGCGGCCTCCATCTGGGCCAGACGGAAAATCTCGTTCAGGAACAGCCGCAGTATCTCGGCAAAAGTAGCGGGATGAGTATCAATGAGAAGGCCTCCAGATCCATCCCGTTGCTCCTTTCCATCTTTAAGCGTCGGGATAAACCGTCCTTCCTTGTCACGAGTCGGCACCATGAACGGGTAGCCGTCCGCTTGAACAAACACACTAGGAACTCTAATGACCTTCACGTTTCCTCCCCTAAGTCCTCTGTGCGGTCAGATTCGCATCAATCTCTTGAATTGCCTTTACGAGTAACGGCACCAAATGTTCATACTCGGCTTGCCACATGGAATGTTCACTACAAGGCGCACCAGCGAGACACGCTGGGCAATCCCTTCCGGCACCCGCATTAATGGCCCACGGCGCCCACTTCACGGTCTCCTGGGCTACCATGCCGACGTAGGGACCACGGGAGTTCTTGCCCCAAGGGTTGCGGTCAGTAGGATCATTCCATTCATGCTGTACGATGTGAGCCTGACGAAGCAGCGAAAGCGCGTCGCCTCGCCACGTAGAGACGTTCTTCTTCACCCGTATGTCTGAGACTGCTGTTATCTGGGCGTTGCCAATGTACAGAGGGGTGCTTCCCGTCCCGCCCGAAGCGTCATCAATCAGGTTATTCAGGGCATCGGCTCCAATAGCCACGCCACCACCAAGAATCGCTGCGCCTGCCGCTACAACCGCACTTGGTGCGGCACCCAATGTGGTCAGGACACCACCATGGGTTATCCGCAAGCGTTCGGTCAAGGTAGTGGAACCATCCGGACTTGTTTTGAACACTAGACGCCCTGGCATGTCATTTGCCCCAGGCGTTCCATCCACGTAGGCCCCTATCAATGCTGCCCCTTTGGAAAGGTCGGTGCCGTTAGCGCCGTTGAAGTAAATCTCACCTATCGCATCGTTGTTCTGGACGATGGTATATGAGCCGACGCTAGCGCCCCGTGACTTCGCCATGAGGATGTAGAAAGCGTAGGCAGTGTTGTCAAAGCGGCTGAGAGCAAGGCTGCCTGGATTGTTGCCCACACCCATTATCTGCGTGAGCGAAGAGACACCCGCTATGGTCTGCCTTGTCGTGCCACCGATGACCACGCCGTACGCGCTGCCGCCAATCAGGTCGCCGTTCTGGTCAACTAACCAGCGGCGGGACTGGGTGCCCGAAGCGTTGGGTGTGGTGTAGATGCCGACGCTCGTGCCACGGTTGCCGCCGCCCGCAGCCCAGTCCTCGGTGGCGATGGCTCTGATGTAAGCACCTAGACTGCCCTGCGTATTCCCGTCAGTCAAACCCTCAAACCCGAAGTCGCCGAGGATGTCGCCACTGATGGTCTTGGTGGGAGCCGCCTTAGTGCCGCGTCCAGTAAACACTAGGACAGTAGCTCGCTTGGTGGCGTCCGCGCCGACAAAGGAGGTGGACGAGATGGTGGTTGACGCATTCGATATGACATCTAGGTCGTGCTCACCCGTTATACCAACTAGTCCAGGCGTGAATATCTTGACGCACCCCAAGCTGGCATCGGCGAACAGCGCCGTCCAGGAGTTGCCGCCATAGTTGACGGCCATCAGGATGTCGCCGTTGGCTATAAGGTTGGATATAACCAGGGAGCGCGCAGCTAGGTCGAGTTTCAAGGCAGTGCCTACGAATACCCCCACCAAGGGGTCAGCGGCCGCCAGAGCAGCGTTCCGATGGGCGAAGACTATGTCAGGAGTGTCGCCGAACTGCAACTGGGAATCGTTCGGGATTCTGAAGCTATCTCCGGCATCCAATCCAAAGATGTTGGCCGCAACCCTACTCATTCCTGCATCTGGATTAGCCCGGTCGAAGTAGAGATGGTCTAGAGTAAGCTGGCCTAGTTCGTTTCCAAAGTCAGCCAGGTGGACAGCTACCGAAAAGGTGCCATCTCCATTATCAACTGCTTTGGTGGGTGGAAGGACTGCTGTAAAGGTCTGGTCCGCCATGGTACGCTCCTATTTCAACACTACCGATACTGCATAGGTGCCATCACCCAAGTCTACTGCTCTCAAAGGTGGCTTTATGTTCACATAGGTAAGGTCTGCGCCATGTGGAACGTTCTGCCGCACTACTGATACTGCGTGAGTTCCGTCTCCGAGGTCTACGGCTTCCAAGGGAGGGAAAATGGTCGGAAAAGTCTTGTCTGCCATATTTTACTCCTGCTTCACGTGACTGTAGTATAGTTGCTCCAGAGCGTCATAGGGAAACGCCTCTGCGAGACCTTTGAAGTACCTTGCCAGCTCGCTTTTTAGACCTGCCTCCAGCTTTGCGTTGCGGTCGGCGTGCGGGCTCGCCGGTATCTCGCTCTCCAGAAGGCGGATCAGCCCCTCCAGCTCGACAATGACAGGGGAAGCGGATGACTCCGCCAAGCCTTTCGATGTAGCCCATTCCGTGGCAGTCATCACACATGCCTGGCTTTGAGCTGGTCGAGGGCACGGGTATCAAGGTGACCATTCTTCATCGCCTCCTGGAATCGCCTGAGCGCCTTCGCCAAGGCCACTTCGGGCATGGACTTCGCTTCTTGGGCCATGGCATCAAGCGCCTCGTTCGGGTTGAGCACGCCCATGGCGAGAAGCGCTTGCTGCTGCACATCGCGGCTATCGCCCAGCGCCGGCAAGACCGTCAGAAGCGACGCGATGGAAAGGGCCGCGCCTTCCAAGTTCTCCGGCGCGATGGCCGGGAAGTCCCGGTCAACGTACCGCTTGTCCTCCGGGACTTCGTTGTGCTCCAGCACCAGATCATCCAGGTCCTTGTAGGCGTCCCTCCACACCGCCTGGTACGACTGGAACATCTTGGCCATGGGCAACTCAACCGTCTTGGCCGTGGCAAGATTGCCCGTTTCCAGGTCTCCGAAATACTGTTCGGGAATGCCCACGGCAGCGCAGACCTGGAGCTTGATCATACGCCCATCGTCGTAGGCGTTCCGGGCATTTGAGTCAGTGCGGATGGGCTGCATGTCCATGCCCATGTTCTCGATAGTGACCGACCCCGCAGCCGGCGTCTTGCCCTCATAGGTAGCCTTCGCCGCCCCAACCGCAGCCGCGCCTCCCTGCACCTTCCCTTTCCAGGCGAAGCGGGCTAGGGCCAGCATCACGGCTATGCGCGAGGCCAGGAAACGCCGGTACTGCTGAATCCAGTCCAGGGCCGGAAGCAGCAGGGGCAGGCCGCGGGCGCCGCCCAATGTGTTGTATGCGACGTGGTAGACCACCGGACCGTCCTTGGCGCTGACCTCCTTGCCAGCGGAATCCTTGCCTGGCCTGCCCTCGATGTTGTCGAATGCCCGGTAATAATCGGTTTTGGAGCTGCCAGAGGAAGCCCACTCCCGCTTATAGTACAGCAGGCTATCGGCGTCTTCGGGGTCGGTAATTATCTCGGTGATCTCCAGCGGGTCGATTCGCCGCACGGTCACTTCGCCTTCGGACCCAAGAAACATGGCGAAGAACACCTCGCCATCGACCAAGAGCTTATCGGAGCAGGTCCTTTGCCCTTGGGCCGACAGACAGCTTCGGTTCCGCCTTGCCGTCCAGTAGCTGCTCAAGATCTCTTGCGCCTTCTCATCCTCGGTTGCAAAAGCAATGCCACTGCCAAAGGTGTAGTCGGTCCAAAGACGGATGGCCTGGCGGGCGAGAGGGTCCTTCGCCGCGTACAGCCGGGAGCGGGATACCGCCAACTTGCGGTCAGCGTCGGTCAGCGGCTCTCCGGTGACGGCTCCGAGTGTTATCCAGCCCCTGTCCTCAAGGGCCAGCATATCCTCGACCTGTTTGGTTGCTTCCTGAAGCAGAGTCTCGTATTCCATGCTAGAACACCGCCGCCAGCAAGGAGACGACAAAATAGCCACCAATGAATAGCAGCCCGGCAAGCAACAAAAGTGCTAACGGAATCGTTAGCACGTCAATAACGAATTGGCCTCTGCGGAGGTCTTTATCTTCGAGCCGCACGCCCAGGAAATAGACTGGAGGTTTCAAGTCGCGGGCCTCCTTCTTTTGAGGAAGTCTACTTCTATCCGATCTCCAGGTCAAGCCCCCTGACATTCTCCATCGCGTCATAAATCACGACCTTTTCTTCTTCCCGGGATTCCGCTTTACCCATTATGGCATACCGCCGCGCATCCATGCCGTGCGAGTAGAGATGCGTTGTTTTGTCCGTCAACCTCCCGTCCTTGTCCGGCATATACCGAAAGTTCCGTTGCTCCTTGATACAGTCCAGCGAGTCGTCGGTCCAGAATTGCCGGTACTGCCGCACCTTCTGGTGGCCGTATTCTACGCTGCCCGGTCCTTTGGGACACGGCTTGATGTTGAACCCGAACTGGTGGATTTCCTCGATGGACTTCGGCTCGGCTGAGTCGGCAAAGATTTCGTCTACGTGCTTCACGACCTCCGCCTCCGCCATCCTGACAGCGATGTCCTGGTTCGTCAATCCACGCTCGTAAATCAACTGCTGGGAATAGAGCGCATCATCAACAATCACGTTCTTGACCAGGGCTGTCACATCGGTCGAGAAGCCAAAGTCCAGGCCATAGAACACTTCCCCGTACGGCAGTTCCTTGACCTGGCCAAACACCGGGTAGACCAGCCCCTCCACCTTACCAAGGCGTCCGTAGACATAGACATTGGCCCAGTTGGGGTCCCGCTCGCCAGTCGCCAAGATGTTCTGCACCACTGCCTGCGAGATCACGGGAAGCGCATCCTGATATGTGCTGTGGATATAGGCGTTCTCCTCCTGGCCTATCCAATATTCGTGCGCCCAGAAAGACGAGACGGGGTTCCAGTCGGCAAAGGTGAATCTGTTGGTGCGAATGTCCAGGCCCCGGGCCGTCTCCCAAGGCACGTTGTTTGCCTCGTTGATAAACAGGATGTCGCGCCGGGGGCCGCGCACCTTGTCCGATTCGTCGGCGCCGAAGAACTCAATGATGCCGTTGCCAAAGGTATAAGTCTGCTCGGTCTTGTTGTAACGCGGGTTGTTCTCCGGGCTTTCGTCCAAGATGCGGAACAGGTCTCGGATGGCCCCGCGTTTAAGATGGGGCAAAGACTCGCTCACCACGGAGATAAGCAGCCTTTTTTTGGCTGATTGGGCCACGAGGATCAGGAGCTGGAGGATAGACCAGGTCTTCGAACTATAGGTCCCGCCTTCGTTCAGGGCACGGCGCTTGCCGGACAGCAACGCGGCGGCATTGGCCTCGTAGATCCGGGTGGTCTGCAACCGCAAGGCCGTGGTCATGACTTTGCCCGGTGCCGGCGGACTCGTTCAGCGCCCGTCATGGCACGCTCACCCACTGGCGGCCTACCCCGTCTTTTCGTTACAGTCTGGGGCATTATTGTTACATTGTCAAAACTTTTCGTTACACCACTCGCAGAGGCGGCTATTTTCGTTACAGGTTCATCAGGCGCAAATACATGCGGCTCCCTGAGACTGTGCCTGTGACCGCAGAACCTACAAAGGACGGCAAGCTTCATTCTTTGCCCTCTTGCAGCATCCCTTCACCTTCCAGTATCCGGGCCGTCAGGCTCCGGCCCTCCTCGCCCTGCACGATGATCTCCACCTTGCGGTTGTCTAAGTTAATGGTCGCCCCCACAGGCTTCTGCAGGTCAATGCCAAGCACTTGGCGCAGGTCCGTGATGGCCTCGAATACCTCATCGGTAGCATCGTGGTTGCCTTGCAGCATACTGGGCCAGTACACCTGGAGCACCTTGGTAAGTCGCTCCACGGTAAGGGCACGCCACTGCTCTGCTGCTGGCCGCAAAGTCCTATCCAGCATCGCTTTGACCGCCATGATCGCACCCTGCCGCGTCTTGTAACCTATGGCATCTGCGATCTCCTGATATGTGCGGCCCGCCATGCGGAGTTCTAGCGCCTGTTTCATGCGTAGGGCAGCCTCTAGACGACGTGGACTAGTCTTGGCTTCAGGCATGTTACTGGCTTCCCATCGGGATTTGTAGTAGAGTGCAAGTATGAAAGCTAGTGTAATAGATGCTCGGCGTCAACCCGGATATTTCCCGTATTACAAAGCCCAATGGTTCGACTCTGGGGTTATGGCGTGGCGGGACGTGCAGAGGATTTGCCACTCCGCTGAGGATATCCATGCCGCTAGTCTCTTGGCCCCGCAAGGCTCTCGGCTGCGAGTCATGGTTATTGAACGTCATGGCCGTCACCCGCTAGAAATTCCTCCGGTAGAGTAACCTCTACCGCACCACAAGCATCCGTCGCTGCTTTAGGATCACCCTTCACAAAGACCAGCACGTTCTGGTGCGTCTTGCCTAGTTTTCCTCCTGAACTGAACTGCCGCCCCACACGGATACTGAGGCTCCCCACCGCCGTCACGAGAATGGCCTCATTGTAAAGCACTGCGCCAGCGTCTTGAAAGGCGGCTATCGTGTCTGAG